GTTATATTATTTATTTTATTTTTTTGGTGTTGTAACCAATTTCCAATATTATTGTTTTTATATTGTTCTTTATTTTTTGGTACTCTTTTATTAATATTACAAAACTCAAATAATAAATTTTTCCATTCATCATTTTTTAATTTTTCTCTATCTTTATTTTCTTCTTTATATTTTAAATAATCATCTAATGATTTTTTAATATATTCATTTTCAGATAATTTTATATAAATATTATCTTTTGTATTATTTATTTTATACTTTTGATTTTTTAACCAATTACCAATTTTATTATTTTTATATTTTTCATATTTTATTGGTATTCTTTTATTAATATTACAAAATTCAAACAATAAATCTTTCCATTCATCCCATTCTAATTTTTCTTCATCTTTATTTTCTTCTCTATACTTTAAAATACCATCTAATGATTTTTTAATGTATATATTTTCAGATAAATTTATATAAATATTATCATTTATATTATTTATTTTTTTCTTTTGTGATTCTAACCATTGTCCAATTTTATAATTTTTATATTTTTCATTCTGTTTTGGATATCTTTTATTAATATCACAAAATTCAAACAATAAATTTTTTTTAAATTCCCATATTTCATCACCATTCCGTAAAACTCCCAAACTATTATAAATCATATTATACTTAAATTCTATTTCATTCATTTCTTCATCTTCTTCATCATTATTATCTTCCTCTGTATTTTCAATATTAATATAACCACCTAATTTTTTACTTTGAAAGGATTTCTTTATTCTACTATCATTTTGTGCCATTACTTTCAAAAAATTACAAATATTTTTTTCATCTTCTTTGCTAGAAAAAGGTAATATTACATTAGCAATAGTTTTTAAATCATGTAATCTCAAAGCCCGTCCAATAATTTGTATTAAGGTTGTTCTTGAACGTGGTAAACGTAAAAAACACACTGATTTTGTTATAGGTGCATCAAATCCTTCTACTAATATTCTTACATTCACAATAAAACCAATAGTACCATTTTTAAATCTTTCAATAATATAATCTCTTTTCTTTTTAGTTGTATGACAGTCAACATAATCACAGCAATTACACAATAACTTATTCATTAACTTACATACTTCTTTACCTTCTTTTTGTGTATTACAATAAATTATTACATTTCTATAATTCTTCAATAAATATTCACATACATTTTTATTAGAAGGGTCTTCATTAAATATTGGTACATGTATTGTATAATCACATAAATATTTTAAATCTATCATAGTTCTTATATCTTTACTATAATATATAAAATCATCTATTTTATCAATAGTTGCTGATAAATATACATTATTATTATATTTAGTTAAACTTTTTATTATTTTAGTATAATTTTTAACATTAACAAGTTCATCTTCTGAATCATCTTTTGATTCATTATCTTCTTCAACACTGTCATTTATCAAATCATTTATTTCTTCTTCATCTTCTTCACTGTCATCGTCACTATCATTTATTAAATCATTTATTTCTTCTTCATCATAGTCTTCTTCATTACAATAAATAGCAGGTTTATTTATATGATGTGCTTCATCTACATATATTTTCTCAAAATTTGAACAATAATTTTCAATTAAATGTACTGAATTAAAAATACAAATTGTAATTAATTTATTTTCATTAAAATTTATATTATTATTTCCAATCAATTGTATTTTACTTTTTAATTTTGGATTATGTTTAATTATTTCATCTTTTAATTGTGTCATCAATATTATTCTTGGTACTAATATTAAATATTTTTTATTTTCTTTGAATGAATGTATAATCACAATATTTTTACCTGTTCCTGTTGGTAAATTTATAATAACATTTTTATCACTATCTTTAATAATATTAATTGCTTCAAGTTGGTAGTCTCTCAATATAAAATCATTATTAGTTACCGGATATAAAGGTACATTTATTAATAAATTTTCACAAAAATTAATCAATTCACTTTTATTATAAGGTTTATCAATAAATAGTTTAAATTTATAACGTTCCAATAAATTTTCGGATAATGTACAATCGTCATTTCTAGTAATTATTAAATTTTTCCATCTTACTATTGCTTGTTGTAATTCATTACTATAAAGATTTTGACTTCCAAAAAATGTTCCACATTCTTTCCATGTTAAACTATGTGTTCTTAATTTACATTGTACAATAGAATTTTCCAAATCACAACAGTCAATACCAGTATCATTTCTACTCATATTATTTATTTCTTTGAAATTAGGATCAATATCATCATATTCATAAAATATTTTGTTATATTCTTCTGATAATTTTATACATGAATAATATTCAAAAATTTTCCATAAATCATTATTATCAAATTCTATTTTATTCGATTTTTTTAAATCACAATATCTTTCATAAATGTTTATTAAATACTTATTATTATGTTTTTCCATTATTTTTTATAAATAATGAATTTAATGATTTTTGAAATTTATAAATTTTAAAAATCAATTTTTTTTATTTTTTTTATTGAATTAGATAACCTTAATAAACTAAAACTATAAATAACCATAGAATCTGATATAACAAATGTTAAACCATTTATCATAATTAATATATTTTGTATTTTTTTATTAAATAATAATATGATTTATTGGAATAAATAAATTATATGAATAAAAATAAAGTATTATTTTTATAACATTAAAAACCATTCATTTTTATTTTATCTTTATTTTTCAAAACTTTTTTAGCAACATTTAATGCATCACTTCTTTTATTATCATATATTGAACATATTAAATTATCAACACCATTATGAATATTTTCATTTTTTTGATAATCTATATATTTTTTATTTATCATCCTTCGACTAAATTCTATTATTTCGTCAAATGAACCATTATCATTTTTATTTATATCAAGTAATTGACAATTTAATTTTTTCATTGTATTTTCAAAAATATCTTTGGATTTCATTTGTATATATTTCTCAATATTATTTTTATAAACCATGCAATAATCATTATTTTCTTTATCCATTACAACATTAAGGTTTATTTCATTATTTAATATTTCTTTCAGAAAATTTGTATACATTGTTTGTGAAATAAAAATCTTTGCTTTTTTGCTTTCATCAATTTTCGACAAATCCCATTCATCATCAAATGGGATTGGATTATTTACACCTATAAAAAAACTAATATTATTATTATTATTATTTAGTGTTTGAATATTTGTATTATTTATATTTTCACAATTATTGTATGTACTATTTTGAATTCCATTATTAAAATGTGTATTTTCTTCTACATTTTTTCCAAAAGATTGTGATGAACTTGCAAATTCACTTGAAGTATTTTTCAATTTTTTTCTATTCAATAATTCCATATAAAAACATTTAATAATAATATGTTTTTTCAATAAAAAAATTAAAGAAAATTCTTCATTACAATATTTACAACATTTTATTTTATTTTTTTCAATTCTATCTATTTCATCAAATAATTCATTTTTATTTTTATATATAATATTTGAATTTTCTAAATGTAATATATCATTATTTGTTATTTGTTGTATATTATTACAATATGGTATTAATGTTGAAACTAACATTTGGTCATCTGATAATATCATACACTCAGGAAGTTTCATACAAGAATTTTTTCTATCAATATGTTTTTTCATATAACTAAAAATACATGTTTCAAAATTACCGCATTTAGTACATTTATATTTTGTAGACATTATTAAATTATATTATTATATAGTAATATTTTTTTATATATGTAAATACGATTTATTTTATGACAATTACTGTATAATTTATTTTTATAAAATATTGTTTTTATTAATAATATATTGATATTATTAATATTTTTACATAATAGTATATACAATAAAAAATCGTATGTAATTTTTAAATTTATCAATAATTTATAAAATATTTTAAATAATGTTAAATTAACAATAATATATTATAATTCTGTTATTTTAGACATCAATAAAAATCGTATGTAATTTTTATTTTATCAATAATATTATTTAAATATTATAATACAATAAATTAATGATAAATAAATTACTTTAATAAATATTTAATACAATAAAAAATCGTATGTAAAAATCGTATGTAAAATCGTATGTAAAATCGTATGTAATTTTTTAAGTGGGGTTTGAAAAAAATTGAAGTTTGAAAAAGGCGATCTATTTTTTTCACTTTTTTTAAAATTTCAGATCAAAAAAAAAGTTTATAACTTTTTGAAAAACAGAGTAAAAAAAATTACATACGATTTTACATACGATTTTACATACGATTTTACATACGATTTTTATTGTATATTTTTTATATTAATTATTATATAAATTACATATAATTATTGTATATTTTATATATTTTTAATTTATTGATGCGTGTACTTGCACAATAAACATATTTTTTATAGATAAAATATTGTTTTTAATTCAACAAAAATCGTATGTAATTTTTTTAATTGATAGTTTCATTTTTAATATATTTGTAATATCAATAACAACAATAATGTGAAAAAAATCGTATGTAATTTTTGATTAATTGTATATATTATACAATTAATTTATTTATGTATTTATCATAGATTATTCGCTATTTTCCGGAACAAACACATGCTAAATAAAAAATTTATTGCAATAAATATATGAATAAAAATAAAGTATTATGTTTTAACCTTCTTGTTAAACTTCATTCTGGTAAAACAATACAAATAAATAACCTTAATTATGAAACATCAACTATTGAATTACTAAAAATGCATATTGCTTATAAATCCAAAACACCGATTGATTATTTTGAACTTTATTGGAATAATCAAATACTTGGTTTAGATTATGTATTGTTAAAAGATGTTATAATATGCGGTGAAAAATTACCAATAAACACATTTAATATAAATAATATAATTATTATGAAATTATATGATAAAAATTTTTATTAAAAATATTATTATCACATTGGTTTTATTAAATTCATTTTTTACATAATTTGATATTTAAAATGCCCATTATAAAAATAATAAACAAAGATGCTGTGTAAAAATTTGGTTATAATCTTGCTGTTAACCAAATATGAAGTTTTAAGGTACAATATAGAATTATTTCGTATTTTAACTTAATCTATTGTATTTTCTTTCGTAAACTCCGGAGTATAGCGATGAACCTTCATTACATTCATGTTCTTTTCTGTATTTTCTTTCGTAAACTCCGAAAAATAGTTCTTTATCTACACATAAATTCATTGTAATAGTAATAATTCAGTATCACATAAAGAATAATTTATTATAGACTTCAAACTACTCATCATTAATTATAAAACTTATTATTAAAATTTTAAATATAAAGATTTATTATATTATAAATAATAAAAAATATGTCTATTGGTGCACCGCATTTTAAGTCAATTATTAAACAACAACGTAATAATAATTATACATTAGGTAAAGTTTTTAATGAATTTATAGATAATATTATAAAAAAATGTAATAATATTTCAATTAAAACAATAGTTACAGATGAAACGGAACAAATATATAAAATTGAAATAAGTGATGATTACATAAATGGTTTTGAAAATATTAATGAAATTGGGATTAATAATCCTTTTAATATGGGTCATATTCGTATAGGACAGAATGATGATTCTGAAACTTCAGAATTTGGTATTGGTATGAAAGCAGGTGCTATTGCTGTTTGTAATAAATTTACTGTTATTACTAAAATTATGGATAATAAATGTTTCAAAATTGAATTTGATTTCCCAGAAATGATGAAAGTACCTGATAATATGGTTAATGATTCTTATAATCCTTCAGAATTTCGTGAAATTAATATTGATGAATATAAAAGATATCATCCGTTTGATAATGGTTCTACTATTATTTTATCTGAAATTAGAGAAAATATATATAAAAATACTACACATTATGATTTAACTAATTTTATTTTAACAAATATATCAAACACATATAGTGAATTAATTAAAAAATATAAAACTAATATTTTAGTCAATAATAAACATTTTGATTTTGAATATTCTTTTTTTGATGATATCAATTGTATTCCATTTATATCTAGTTATTATTTATATTATTTAATTGATAATATTTCAAAAAATAAAATTTTTATTATCGAAGATAAGAAAACATGTCATAAAAAAATATATAAAAATGAAAATAATAAATATGAATTATTATCTGAAAATGATTTTTTAAAAATATTAAAAAATTCTGTTGTTTATGAACCATATAGTAAAGATAATAATTATTGTATAAAAATAGATTCAACATTTACTTACTTTTCTAAAATTTTTAATGATTTTGATGATTTAATTGATGATAATAATGATTTTATTCCTGAAAATTTACCTAAAGACAAAGTCGAAATTTATAAAGATTATCGAAAATATTTTAGTAAACCTATTATTCCGTCAATGGATGGTTATAACAATTATACTATTCATAGAATTAATTTTAATTCTAAAAAAATTGGTAAAGAAATTGGAATTACATGTAATAAAGGTTTATCATTAGAACAGGAAAATGAATTAATTAATGCTATTAAATTATTAATTAAAGAAAACCGCAGTAAATTTACCACTAAATTAAATGTAGAGAAATATAAAAAATTATATAATATAGCATGTGAAAATAAAATTATTGTTAATGATAATAAAAAACCTATTAATAAAGTTAAAAATATAGATATAAATCGGAACTTTAGTGTAGATTCTTCAATATCTTCTAAAACAAATGTAGAAGAGAATACACAAAATAATATTATGGATTTTATGTTAAATAACAATTCTATTAAAATTATACCAATAAATATCTTAAATGAACAATCTAATTTAATTAATACAAAATCAATTCCAATAAATAATGTGAATAGTTTAATTAATGAAAATCCTAATTTAATTGATGAAGAATCTACATTAATAGATACAAAACCTAATGTAATAGATGAAGAATCTAATTTAATTAATGAACAATTTAATCTAATATATGAAGAGTCTACATTAATAAATGAAAAACTTAATTTAATTGACATAAATTCTAATATAATTGATAAACAATGTAATTTAATAATAAATGAAAAAAATAATGTAATAGATAAAAAATCTAATTTAACTTATGAAAAAAATACAAATATAATAGATGAAAAACATAATGTAATATATAAACAAGATAATAATGTAATGGATGAAAAACATAATGTAATATATAAACAAGATAATAATGTAATGGATGAAGAACATAATGTAATAGATAAACAAGATAATAATGTAATGGATGAAGAACATTATGTAATAGATAAACAAGATAATAATGTAATGGATGAAGAACATAATGTAATGGATGAAGAAGATAATGTAATAGATGAAGAAGATAATGTAACAGATAAACAACTTAATAATTTAATATATGAAGAACATAATGATATAATAAATAAAGAAGATAATGTAATAGATGAAGAAGATAATGTAACAGATAAACAACTTAATAATTTAATAGATAAAGAACATAATAATGTAATGGATGAAGAAGATAATGTAATAGATGAAGAAGATAATGTAACAGATAAACAACTTAATAATTTAATAGATGAAGAAGATAATGTAATAGATAAACAACTTAATAATTTAATAGATGAAGAAC